TACAACATGGCTACTAACACTTGTGCTTTACAGAACACAATGAACAATAATACAAGAGATATTATTGACAGCCAGCAGGCGGGAACGAGGGCCATTCTTGACTTCCTGACAAACGACAAGATTGCAACCTTACAGGCAGAGAATAACGATTTACGCAGAGCTGCTTCACAGGATAGACAAAATGCACTTCTGACTACTGCAATGACAGCACAGACAAATCAGATTATTGACGCAGTAAGACCTACACCGGTACCATCATTCCCGGCAAGCAACCTTTATGGATATGCTTATAACGGATGCGGATGTAATACAGGTTGCGGATGCTAAAACTGAATAATTGAGTATCTTAATTGAGTTAACTCAATCTAAACCGATTAAAAACCATTTTTAGTCGAGGCTTAGTCTAAGTTTAGTCGAGAGTTAGTCGAGATTATGTCTGCTAAGCAGTATTACTTGATGTTACCGACACAAATGTCGGGAAGATAAAGGGCAGACTATAATGTTTGCCCTTATTTTGTGAAAGAGAGGATTTTATTATGGCTGAATTTTCAAATGTTGCAACACAGACAGTTGCAGTAAACGGAAATGTATTATTTACAGATGCGCCAACATCTATATGCAATAAAGGATATATTTCGCACAGAACAGGGAGCGGATTAATTAACCTTAAAGGCGCTACCAACACTTGTAAAACAAAGTACAGAGTAGAATTTAACGGAAATATTGCAGTTCCTACAGGCGGAACCGCAGGAGCAATATCACTTGCGATTGCTGTCGAGGGCGAGCCAGACTTATCTACACTGGCAATCTCTACACCAACAGCAGTTGAAGCATTTAACAATGTGTCTATGGCAACAGATGTATGGCTTCCTTGCGGATGCTGTCAGGCCGTTTCTGTCAAGAATACATCTGCACAGGCTATCAGTGTTGCAAATGCTAGCATCACAGTAAATCGAATTGGTTAGGGGGCGAGAGTATGCACGTTGAAAGAATACACAAAATGCAAGAGTGTCTTACAGAGAAAGCCGTCAGCGAGTTTGAAAAGGGCATTGAAAATGTTGACACTTCTGAAATGGGTGAGGTCGTGGATATGATAAAAGACCTTGCAGAAGCTGAGTATCATTCAATAATTTCCAAGGCTATGAAAAAGGCTGATGAAGAGGAAGAAGAGTACGACAAAGAACTCCTAAGAAGTCTTAAGGCAGAATATGGCGAAGAAAGTGGCAGAAGATATTACGACCAATATCGCTATGCAAATGGCAGATTTGCCCCTAAAGGCCGTGGAATACGCAGAGGATATGAGGAACCGCCTTATTATCATATGCCGGTAAACTACAACGACATGGAGTATATGCGTGACATGGATAAGAGCCAAGGTAAGATGTACTACTCTGAACCGATTGCACCACATGTGAGTGAAAGCAATTATGACAGAGCAAAGAGACATTATACCGAGACAAAGGAAATGCACAAAGGAGCCTCTACAGAGGACAAAGAGCATAAAATGAAAGCCCTTGACATGTATATCCGTGAATTAAGCGGAGATATATCGGAGCTTTTAAATGACATGACACCCGATGAACGCAACCTTTTACGCACCAAAATGAGCAATCTTGCGTCAAAACTGTAATTATTAAGGCTATGGGTAGTAATGCTCATAGCCGTTTTTAGAGGGTATAAGCATGGATATAAGAGTTAATGATATATTGTGGCACATACAATTTAAAAAGCCCACATCAAGCGAATTAAGGCGGTCTGACGGCACTATAAGTTTAGGAGTAACCGACAACACAACCAAGACAGTAACGATAGCTGATAATGTGTCTGATTACATGGCTGACAAAATACTATGCCACGAGCTAGTGCATGTGTACTCGTTCTCATACGGCTGTGACATTGACATAGAAACAGAAGAAATAATCGCAGACTTTATGAGCTTGTACGGACGGAATATTGTATACACGGCTGACAAGGTATTCGATTTATTGGAGTGGAAATATGGATAAAATAGACAGATTATTAGAATACATACACCGGACTAATCCGGAAATGACACGGCAGAAATTGATTGAAAGACTAGGAGAGAGCGATTACAGTGCCAAGAGCATTTATTTTTTGGCGATTCAAAATTCAAAAAAATCCTAAAATATTTTGATACCCCCCTACCTTTGACTTTTTTGATTTCAAAAATCCGTTCGCAAAATTTTACAAAAACTTGTCGAGAACTTGCAAAGAACTCGCACCACACTTTAATTGAGTGAAGTTTTCTGAAAATTCAAACATTTTCCGTGAATTGGTGCGCCTGACTTGTAACAACTCGCACCCGGCACGGCTTGACGGCTTAAAGCTCTGCAGAAATATTATAAAGCATTGTAAATGGCTCATTTTACGGCTCATTATAGCGTACTCGATAAAAATCCACGCTAACACGTTTAAAAACCCTTAAATCGTCAAATACACGGCTTTAAATGTGTATATCATAAAATCATAAACCGTTTTTATTTATTTGTCAATGTACGACAGTCCGACAGTTCCAACGGCTGCATGCTTGATTTTTGACACGACAAAAAGGGATATAAAATATCCCTAGTAGTAACGCGTAATATATTTCCCGGCTTGATAGTCGCAAAAAAGCGTGACCGGGCGAACGTGCGCGCGCTTTTCTACGACTTGCAACCATTCACCGCCCTTTTGAACTGTTATTTTTAACTCGTGCGATTGCATCCACTCTATACAGTCATACTTGATATAATCAAAGTCACTTATTTTTGGCATCTCATAGCCTAGCGCCTGAACGCGCTTATATATTTCCTTTTTCCCCAAATACTCATAATTAGACATAATACATCCCCCTAACTATAACAAGCCTTAATTATTGGGCTTATATAGTTTTCATGCTGTAGATAGTTAATAAAAGCCGTCCGCCGGTATTCCTTGCCACTAATGAGCGTTAATACATCGTCACACGTTCCAAAATTAGCGGTATGCTTAAAAATATCCGTTATCGCTTTGCGTGTGGCGCGCTCGCTTGCCTGATATTCCGGCGCGCTTTGATATTTTCCGTTGTAGCGTGCTCTAATTTCCATTTCTACAGCGTCAAGGCTTTTTAGCTCGTTTTCCATTCATCAACCCTCTTTTCTATTCGTGTATGGTTTATAAGTTGCTTTTTGACCTTTTCGCGGTCTGTCGTGCGTTAATCTGTTTTTATAGGTGGTAACGCAAATCACCTACAAGGGCGCACAATTATTTTTTCAAGCATTGCACCTCTTGAGCCTGATATAAATATAAGGGCATTTATAAAACCCATTGACGCGATTATTTACCGGACGCGCGGACGGAGTGCAATATATACAGTCGCAAAGTTGTATAAAGCACCTATAAATAAAATAATTAAATTGATTAATATAAGACCCGAAAAGCCTTATATATAAAGCTAATAGCCGGAATCGAACCGGCTTAAAAATCCCTTGATATTAGCTATTTAATAAAAAAATAAAAACAATCCGCCATACCCAATTATAAGGCATGACACAAAAAGCCCGAAAGCCTTTAAAAGCTCGATAAAATCTCTCATATTGCGCCCCCTAACAATAACAAAAATCACCTTGTAGCCCGGTTGTAATAATCATTTTCCCATCCTTACGGCGGTAAACTACACCGCAACCGCCATCACTTAAAGACCATACAAGCCAGCCGGCCGGAGTTATTTTTTTATGCTTCTTATAATCATAAAAAGCATAATGCGGTTTTATTCCGCTTTTTTCCTGTTCAAGCGCATTGTTTATAATTTCATCGTCCGTTAATAACAACGCTTTTCCGTTTTTCTGTCGTCCGCAATATCTCATTTTTACGCCCTTTCTGGTCTGCCATCATCAGCACCGGGAGACCGTTCCGCGGTGGACGCTCCACGTTGGAGCGTTTCGGCTTAAAAATAAATATAAAAGCTTTTCCCATTGCTATTCCATTCGCTATCTAATACGGTAACTTTTGAAAGTCTGCCAATGCATCCATAAACTCCGGCGGCATAGTATTTAGAATCAACTTGGCATCCTTTAGCGTCAGGGGACTCTTTTTTGATTTCCTGTATAATCTCATTGACTTTGTGACAGCAAACGCCACTTTTTTCGTCGAACGGCTCCAGCCGTGAAATATAGTTCTCTGCATTTTCAAATGTGTATATATTACAATTTAATTTGATGCCGTCCATCATTTCGCCCATTCTGCAAATTTCCTTGTGTGATAATTTTTTCATTTTCTTTTCCTTTTGACTGTGATATAATACAGTCACCTTTCAATTATTTTTTGTTTGGTGCTCATCGTGTAACTTTGGCCGGCTGCGCGATGAGCTTTTTTTATTTTGTTCGTTGTCTTTCGACTTGACATTATAATAACACTGCATTTATGTAATGTCAATACATAAATTAAAAAATATTGCAATAAAATTTAATTACATTAATGTAATAATAAAATCAATAATAAATGAATTAATGCATATAATAAGGAATAGCTATTATTATTTATATTATGTAATGGATTATTATTGACATAATAATTTAATTATTATATATTTATGTATAGCAATATTATTTATAATATTATTGCCAGTGATTATTGATATTATTAATTTATATAATGAGGTGTAAAAAATGGATGAGAAAAAAATAATAGAAAATTACAAGAAGCGTATACAAAAGCAGAACGACAGAATAAGAGAGAGCTACGACAGAATAAGCGTTACCTTGCCAAAGGGCACAAAAGACCGAATACAGGCGCAAGGGTTTACAATTAATGGATTTGTAAACCAATTAGTATTGGACAAGCTGGACGAGCTGGAAAACAATAACAATGAGTGCCCATTTTAAAATTTAAAGTCGGTTTTTGTGACCGGCTTTTTATTTTTTATATAATATAATTAATATATATGTGTGTAATGTGGTATATATTAATCAATACAGTTATTGTTATATATTCAATAATCAGCATATTGACAAAATAAGTATATTTGATTATTATTATTTTAAATTTAATTAATAAGCGGATGCCGGTTAGCTCGTATCACTTGGAATTGTTCCAGGTGGTGCGGGCTTTTTTATTTTATGATTTTGAGGTGCTAAAATGGAAAAAATTAAAGGAAATATAACTAAACATTTAATTGCTGATTTTGGCACTTTTCAGCTTTATCGGGAAGACTTCGAGAGGGCTATAGAACAGGCTTGTCAGGAACTACAAATTGACGATTTGAAGAGCGAGGGCCAAAGACCTTGGAAGGCTGTTTGTAAAAGAGTCGGAGAGATTATATTTAATGATAACAGTATATTAAAAGATAAGCGGTTATATGATAATACATGTATGTTAACCAACTACAATAGATATAATTATAATATATTAAATAATATATGTGACGAATATATATATATTAGTGATAAATATAATAAACTATGTAGTACTGTAGCTTTTGGTAATTGGTGTAATATAGATTGTGGTGTAATAGATAATTGGAGATTAAACAAAGAGTCAAGTCCTAAAAGTTATGAGATTTGGCAAAAATTGCAAGGAATTCGTAAAGATTGTATTAAAGATAGGGCATATGATAATAAATCCCCTGTCGGTGCTATGTTCGTTGGTAATAATGAATTTGGCATGAATCAACCGGGAATTGGCTACGACGCTACACAAGCGAGGGCACTAACGGCCAATGAATTGCCACAATTAGGCGCTTCAAATAGTCAGAATATTAAAGCGTTATCGAGTGATAACATGGTTGATAATGCCAAGTAATTGTATGTGCAATTAACACAATTCTAAACCCTTTATTTACAAGGCTTTGAGGGCTGTTGAATTATTACAACTATGCACAAAACAGTTGTTTAGCGAAGAGTTGAAAGGGTATAGATGAATTGTATATGCAATAGATACAATTTAAAACGCTTGATGTTTGAGAGCTGAGCAGCGCACGTATTGGGTGCCCTGGGGGTGTATACGAAAAGCGACAAACAGCCCCACTTAGCCCCTCAAATATCCTCAAAAACAAAAAGGCCTTTACCTATACCTCAGCCTCACCAAGCAGTATTTATTATTATAACATAAGTTATATATTAATTAAACAACATACACAATAATAATATATATACATACAACTATGATTAAATAATAGTTATATATTATATATAACAGTAAAGGAGCTAACAGTGATGAAATTAACAGGATTTGAGTCTAACAAAATTAATTCCGATATGGTAAATCACCCTAGCCACTATAACTTGCCTAATCGTAAAGAATGTATTGATGAAATGATTGACATTTACGGGCTTAAGGATGTGGCTAAATGGTGTGAAATTACTGCATACAAGTATAAATATCGTGCCGGGCATAAAGGTTCTGTGGCTGAGGATATGAGCAAAGCTGCATGGTACGCAGCTAAAGCTTGTGAGCTTAAATCTAGGCGAAGATGGGAGATTTTCGGCAAGTTTGTTGATAAATTCATACCAATGTTTTTTAAAGGCCTGTATGCATGGATAATTTTATTTTGTATGTTTTACGGAATACTCTTTTCTGACCGATGCTCAATGGTAGTCTCAATAGTGTTTTTAGTTCTTGCGTGCATAGCTGAGTCAGTATTGAAAGAAAATGAAGATAATTAGATTTTGAGGTGTAAATCATGTTTGTACTAAAAATTGCAACAACAGTATGGCTGGCATTAACCGCGTTTGGAACGTCAAGTACCATGTTAGACGAAAAAGAGACAGTTAGCTCGAGGCTTCTCGGCGCTGCGGTAATGCTTGGTCAGATACTTGCCATAGCCTTCATGTGGCAGTAAATATAGGGCATTCGCCAAGCGGTAAGGCGCAGCACTTTGACTGCTGCATTCGTTGGTTCGAATCCAACATGCCCTGTTCGGGGTTTACTTGGTTCCCCGACATTGGACTTAGTAGTTCCTTTCACCCTCATAGTGGAAAGCTGTTAAGAGCCGTCACAAGGCTCGTGAGGGTTTAATCGTGTATAATCCCACAATACATGAGCGTGAAAACCAACCTGTCGTAAAGACATCTGTAATAGGCAGAGTAGACATATATACCCCCTTTAATTAATTGTTAAACTAGGGCAACTCAAATTAGTGAGTCTTAGGTGAGGTGCAATTCCTCACATGCCCTTTGCTGTAGGTTTCGTTAGTTCTTTTCCTACAGCACATACAAATTTATATCTCCGGAGGGTGTAGCCACTCCTTAGACTTCACCCTCATTATTGGCATGTAGCTCAGTGGTAGAGCAGTCGGTTAGTAGCTGATTTGTCGTAGGTTCGATTCCTAGCCTTGCCGATTAATTATTGGTTCAAGTAGGCGACAAGGCTTGATTAAATGGGCGGTACAGAAAATGCGCTGCTAAGTCCTGCCAATAAATTATTTGCCGATATGGGATAATGGTATTCCAGTAGCTTGCTAAGCTATCCAACAGAAATGTTGTTCGTGTTCGATTCACGATGTCGGCGCTAGTCGGGGGGGACACCGACTATTGATGTGTATACAAAAGGGTAAGTAACGGATGGCTAGGAGACAGGCATATGGATTAAAAACATTTGGGTTTTGCCTATGGGTTCGATTCCCTCCAACGTAAAGAGTGCACGCTTTATGTGTGGTTCAAATCCACACCACATCAATTATATGTCGGTTTAGTGCGAGCTGTTATATCTTGAATAGCGGTTGCGTAACGCTGACATGTTTTTAAATTAAAGCAGTGGAGCAAGACGGGCCTGTACGTGTTAGCACGGTACAGTAAGACGAAGTAAAAATAAAACACACAAAAACAAGTTGCTAGTAGGTACGCGCGACTGAAAGCAATGGGGTGAGACACTTCAAAATTCTGTAATGTGTTTTGATGAGCCTTTTGATGGAGTGAATCTTGCCTTTTCGGATAGTAGTTCAGTTGGGAGAACAACCACTGCAATAGCAGTAATTGAGGGAGTCACAGGTTCGAGTCCTGTCTATCCGATTACAACAAACTAGGTTAGCTACCGAAAAGCAGAACTACGACTGCCTGTTTGTTGTTATTACTAATCGTAGAGTTGAGCGAATAAGGCGGTACGCTCTTATTATCTTTCGTAGGAGGTAAATAAAATGGCAAAAATTAAAAATGAAAATTTTATAGCAATTCAAGGGTTTATGGTAAAGGAATTAGGTCTTTCAGGAAATGAACTGATTGCTTATGCTTTAATATATGGCTTTTCGCAAGACAATGAGAGCGAGTTTAAAGGGAGCTTGAATTATGTTGCAGAGTGGCTTAATTGCTCAAAGACAACAGCTTTTAATCTTCTCAACAAATTGGCTGATGATGGTTTTATTAAAAAGACGGAGAAAACCATCAACGGAGTAAAATTTTGCAATTATAGTGCAGTCAAACCCGATGATGAGGAATTGAAAAAAATAAAATTAAGAAAGCAAATCCGAAAGGAAAAAGAAAAAACTGAACGGAGTTCAAAAAAATTGAACACCTGTTCAAAAAAATATAATGGGTGTTCAAAAAACTTGAACGAGGGTGTTCAAAAAGTTGATACTCATAATAATAATATAGATAATATAAAAGATAATATAAGTGAAACTATAGGAGGGGTACATACATCAACTAACATTGATGGAGAGGTACATACATCTGTTCCTGTAGAACAGACGGTAAGAGTCACCCGACAGGATATGCAAGCAAAGAAAGATGATATGCTCTATAGATTCTCTGAAATCTGTGACAACAGTATTGAAAATAAGACAGTCGGAGAAGTAGTTAAAAACGCATTCCACAGATACATGAGCCTGTACGAAAATTATTTTTGCAAGGTTCACCCAATCTTGACCGATAAGACTCTGACTGATGTATGCCTGTCGCTTTCTAATGTGACCGATACAGAGCATAATCACTTTGAGTGGACAGATGTTTACCTAGCAGACGAAACAGGGCTTACTGGGCTTGATAGAATGGTTAACGAGCATTTCAGACGAACACATAGAAGAGAGACTAACTACTCGATAACGCATTTTGCTAAAAGCGACTATCTGCTACAGTTGGCACAAGGCATTATTGAGTATTAAACGGAGGTATAAATATGGCAAAGGGAGTTAAGACGCGAAATATTGATTCATTTCGAGAGGGATTGATGGAATACGCATATGGCAGATGTTCACAGGCGGAAGCAGCAAAGATAGCCGGTATGAGCGTGCCGACATTTAGGAAGTACGCAAATATGCATTTTTTAGGTATTCCATTTCCTGACACACTGTTTAAGGCAAAGGAAGAGTGAGAGGTATGTGTGAATTTTGCGAAAATCCTACAAAATGGAATACTGATGATTATAGCTTAGTTCCAAACAGAAACTTATCAGATGGGGTTATGCAAGCGGAAGATAACACGTATCAGATTGGTGTGTTTAACAGTTATTTTGATTTTTGGGAAGTTATGGATATCGATTGTTGCCCTATCTGCGGTAGAAAGTTGGTGGAGGAATGAAAGAAACGATTTTATATATTTCAAAATCAGAGCAGGATATACGAAGCTTTCTGAAATATCTTCAATCAAAGCTAAAAGCAGAACAAAAGGAATGTACCCTAGATGAAAAACACGATATTTTAAAAGTGCCAAAATATTACGATATTGTCGGAAAGAGCGTTCACGGCACCATGCTTGGTGCAGGCTATGGATATTGCAAATATTATTGTTTTTCAGAAGCGTATGATAGAAATAAATACAGCGATGCAGAAAATGAAAGACTTAAAGAAATTCTTATGCACACAAGAGAGGGTGCGGAGAGAATATCGGGGCTTGATATTTTATGTATGCTAGGGTTGGTTTAAAAGGCGGTGGAAGAATGAGTAATATACATAAAATTAAAGTAGAAACAATAGAAGGGCACAGGGAACTTGCTAAAGTCACAATTGATAGCGAACAGTGCTTATGCAGTTCGTATAAAATAGAACATTATGCCGGGAACCTTCCAAGGGTTGATATAAACCTTGTTGCCGACGTGCAATATGAGCATGATGCAGAAATTAACATTGTAAACTTGCATGAAATAGCTTCACTGATAGACAAGAAAACATTCAAGGAATTTTGCAGAGTTTGGGAGGAAATTCACAATGAAGCATAGCAAAGAATGGCGCACTTGCGACAGGTGCGGAAAAGAAATAAAAGTAGGGCTGTTGGGTACAAACTCAATCACGAGAAATGGCGTATTGAGTACGACCTACGATTTATGCAATGAGTGCATGGAAGATTTTGAGGAGTTTATGAGAAATGATAGTTAATATGGGAACCCAAACCTATGAAATGAGCCACAAGCAGGCAAAAGCTATACTTGGAACGGCTAAGAAACTTGCAAATTGCAACATATACGGCATTGAAAAAGATAATGTGCTGATTATGCTGAATGAAAAGTATGAGGACGATATGAGCCTTAAAAAAGCCGTAGAGGAGTATAAGAAGAAAGGGTTCAAGGTGCATTGGAAATGAAGAAAACACGTTCAAAAATCATAATTAAAACAAGAGCCGGCGGTTACACAAAGATTTATACCAATGGGAAATGGCAGAAGAAAGTACGTGTTATTAATTATCACGCAGAATGTAGTAACAAAGATGGTATAAAGGTTACTTGCGAATTTGATAGACTGAAAACTGATAAAAATGGTTCGGTTATCTACGATGAAGCCAAAAAAGATTTTGCAAAAGAACACATAGTTGCAAGGATTTAAGTAGCAAAGTTATGAAAATAACAGAAATGAATAACTGCATTGAAGAAATGCGTAAATGTTACAAGTTTGAGGATGATAAAACGGAAATAAGACTTGGCAATATACCAAGTGGTGGCTGTGGCAGACATGTAACTGTCAGCACAATGAATGAAAACGGAACACAGATTGAAATGACAAGAATAGCGGATAGATTAGAAGAAGCAGACTATTGTTTGCGATGAAAGGAGATTTTATGAAGAAGAAAATTTTAGCAGTTGTATTAGGATTAACATTGTGTTTAGGAATGACTGGATGCGCGAAAGGCGATATTGAGCCTGAAAGTAGCATCCTTGGAAATAAATATATAGACTTAGTAACAATTTATAAAGACAATGACCATAATACTGAAGTTGCCTATGACAAAAATACAAAAGTAATGTATTTTTTTAAACGAAGTGGTTATCAATTTGGAATCACACCTATCTATAATTCAGATGGGACAGTTAAATTATATGACGAAGAAAATAGTCTTTAAATAATTTCCGAAACACTAAGAGGTGCGTACAATATTGGTGTGCTAAGAATAGCTTTTACTACTGACTACGCATTTTACCGGCTACAGATTGATTGTAGTCGCTACCCTAAAAAGTTAAATGTAAAAGATTATCGGTTTAGGAGTGATATTATGGATAAAATAGATTTTGGGGTTTTTGAAGATAAAGAAACAGAAGAGTTCGGTTTTCCCAATTTTATTTTAGACGAATTTAAACTAAATTTTTTTGATTCTTCTTTGGGAAATGTAGAAACGATTGTAAAAATAAATAAAAATATAATTTTTAATGGATATGCGTATAGAGGTAAAATAAATCTGATTAAATATTCAGACAGGTATGAACACGATAAAGCATATAACATGGAATACGTGTCAGATGATGGTATTTGCTTTGCTTATGCTGGATGCGATGGAGATAATTATGATAGAGGATATTATATTGACAGGATAATGTGTCAGATAATTAAACAATTAGAAGATAGACAAAGAAAAGAAATAAAATCCGTAAGAAAATGTTATGACTACAAAAGAAAAAATGATTTAGAGGAAAATAATGACAATGGAAAAGTTTTCTTGTTATCAGATATATGCAATTATTTTTACATAGAACCCAAAAACGAGAAAAGGAAAAATAAAATAAACTGCCCTTGTTGGAGCGTAAGAGGACATTACAGACATTATAAAAGTGGTAAAGTAGTATTTATAAAAAATTACGAAAAAGGGAAAGAAAAAGGAAAAGTCAAGCCAAAAGACAAGACTTACACAATTTGAAAGGTGAGAATTTGATATGCTTAAAGAAAAAATTAAGATATTTATTATTAAACGTCGCTTAAGAAGAGAATATAAAAACCTTGACGAACATAAAAAAGCTGAACTTGACAGATTCAGCGAATGCGCATTTAAAATATTAAGGGAATATTTCCCAAATCTTTCAGAAGAACAATATTGCCATCTATATAGCAAAATCACAGGTTTATTAGAAGCGAAAATTTTTGATTTGACAACAGATAAATCATGGGTATCATATAGAGACAATGGAAGACTTTGGCGTGATTTTGCATACATATGTGATTTTTTAAAATCTGAGCAAGAGACAGACGAAGACTCTTTCAAGAAGATTTCTTTAGAAAGGAAAAATGACGATGGACAATCTTGTGTTTAAGAAAGCTAATATTCCGGTGGCGGTTGCTGCGAAGGCTCTGAATGTTGACGCTCAGACAGTACGTTTGCTATTGCAGAATAAGCTTGTTGATTGGGGAATAGCTTATAAAAGACCGGGAAGTAACCAATACAGTTACATAATTTATTCTAAAAAATTTTATGAAGTGACTGGATTCTATTACGGAGAACAATCATAAAATATCAGAACCGTTGCATATAAGTTTGCAACGCTACCCTAAAACAGTTATAGGCAGAGGTCTATAAGCACCTTTGCTGAAAAGTGGAGGTGCTTTTCTTATGGCTAGTCAGAGCCTTATTTCCACAGTAAACGGATATGAAAACTACATAGAGAATAAAGGAAAAGACGAGCAAGTAATTAATGCCTATGTAGACGCTTGTAGTGTAGCCATAAATGGCGAGAAAGATATTGAGTATGGACTACAACTCACTAAAAGGGCAAAAGAGCTTATAGAGGGCTTCTGCACGGCTAAAACAGGCGGTACGATTTGGGATTTAGAAAAATACGCATTCGACCACAAAACCACATATGAGCTGATAAACAAAAAATATGAGGTTTTGTTGCTTGAAGCCCAAAACAAAATAGTTGACAGCTATTTTCAGTACATAGAGAAAAAGCGTGAGCCTAAAGACCGATTTTATATGCCACGTAGGAAACAACTAATCAAAATTGGACTTGTGGACGCATTACAAGGCATGATTGATGATAAATACGACATATTGTGCGTGAGCCTAGTGCCAGGAGCCGGAAAGAGTACGATTGAGAAATTTTTTCATTCGGCAGTTGCCGGTTGGTTTCCAAAAGACTACAGCCTATTTTATTCACACAGTGGTGACATTACACGAATGTACTACGATGGAGTATACGACATTGTTACCAATGATGATGATTATGCATGGCATGACATTTTCCCCAATCTATCAGTTACAAGCACCAATGCCAAAATGGAGCAATTCAATATTGGTAAATACAAGCCGTTTCCGTCCGTACAGTGTACTTCTGTAGGAAGTAAGAATGCCGGTAAAGTCCGTGCAAGTAAATTTTTGCTAGTTGATGATATGATAGGCGGAATTGAGGAAGCCTTAAATCCTACAATACTTGATAAATTATGGGATAAATACGCAGTAGACGCAAGACAGCGTAAGACACAAGATACGGACGGAAAGCCGTGTAAAGAGATACATATTGCTACTCGTTGGAGCGTGCATGATGTTATCGGACGCATTCAAAACATGTATGTCGGAAATCCAAGAGTCAAAACAATATCGGTTCCTGATGTAGACCCAGTGACAGGGGAAAGTAATTTTGATTATGAGTATGGTGGTTTTACGAAAGAGTTTTTTGCCGACCAACAATTACTCATGGACGAAATCTCTTACCGATGTTTGTATAAACAGGAACCTATCGAGCGTGAGGGCCTATTGTTTCCTGATGATAAAATCCGCAGATACTTCAATCTGCCACATGGCGAGCCGGAAATTATCACAGCTCAATGCGATACAAAGGGAAAAGGCACAGACTATTTTGTTATGCCAATACTGCAAAAATATGGCGAGGATTATTACTGTGTTGATTGCGTGTGCGATAATACGGCAGACTATGAAATGCAGTATGAAAATGCATCAAACACATTAGTTAATAATCAGGTACAAGAGTGCGAGTTTGAGCGTAATGCCGGCGGTGACAGAGTGGCTATGGAAGTTAATAAGCGAGTTGAAAATAAAGGGTGGATATGCAACATCACTGATGTACCTACAGAGACAAATAAGGAAGCACGTATTTTTCAGTGTTCTAACTGGATTTTACAACATATTATTTTCAAAGACCAATCACTTTATAAGCCCAATGAGCCTTATGGAGTAATGGTATCACTGCTGAAACGATATTCAGTAACAGGCAAAAAACAGCTCGATGATGTTCCTGATGTTTTTTCAAACTTTGCCTTAAGAATGACGCAAGGCAGTAGAATAGCAAAGGTTGAAGCAGTACACAATCCGTTCAGAGGAGGGCTTTATTAATGAATACAAAAACTTACTTAAATCAAATTAGCAGATTAGATAAAATGATACAAAACAAGCTGTCTGAGATATACCGGCTTAAGACAATAGCATGTAGCGTTACTGTTTCAACGGACAAAGAGGCAGTTGATGTTTCATCGGATAAAGATAAATTAGGCAGTACAGTAACTAAAATTGTGGACTTGGAAAAAGATACAGACAGACTTGTTGATGAATTTATGAGAAAAAGAAATCATATTATCGGTCAAATTGATAGTATGGAGAATACCGACTATTATCATGTACTCTCAATGAGATATGTTAATCAAAACACTTTTGAAGAAATCGCACAGGCTACAAATTGGAGCATAAGAAAAATATTTACAATCCACGGCAGAGCTTTACAAGAGTTTGAAAGGCTTTACGGAAAAGAATATCTTGAAAATGTGCAGTAGTGTGCATAGTTTTGCATATCATTGCATATATACACTTAAAAAATTGACAGTTATAATATAACTATGAAAAAATCGTAATTCGTTCATTGCGTAAAATCTCTTTTAGAAATGGCACTCACAGGTTGTGGGTGCTATTTTTTGTGAATCGAGGGTGACATGAATAATCAAAATATTGTACCAACAGGAAAACGAAGTGTAATGTGCCCTCGTTGCGGAAAGCTATTAACGTGGGTAAATAAAAGCGACAAGAAACACCACAAAGTAATGTGTACGCACTGCCGTAAATGGATATGGTTTTGGGCTGACACACAAGAATTTCAGATAAAAGAGGTTCCACAGAGAACTTCTGCAAGTGGCATGAGGTTTTATTGATGTATAGGTACGCACATAAAAACGTAAGACCTTTTTCGGCCGTCTGCCAAAATAATTACGGCAGACAAGTTATTTTCACACGTAAAAGGCAAATCACAAAAAACAACATAATCGAAGAACTGAATAAAGCACTTGTGATTCACGAGCAAAACGCTATTGAGATTGAGTATCTTGACAGATACTATCGTGGCGACCAACCAATTTTGTATCGACAGAAAGTGAACCGCCCGGAAATCAATAACAAGATTGCTGTAAATCTTGCGTATGAGCTTGTCGAGCGCAAAACCGCAGAAATGTGTGCCGAGCCAATCCAATATGTGCTGCGTGGCACCGATAACCATAAGTCGGAAGAAATCACACAGCTTAACATCACAATGGATTCAGAAAGCAAACAGGAGTGCGATATAGACATACATCGTTGGAGAAGCATATGCGGTACCGGCTACAGATTCATCGGTAATGACGATGGACAAGGACAGTTGCTTGATGAGAGCGATTTTTCTTTATCGTCTGAAAATCCGATGTATACGTTTGTAGTATATTACTCAAACGGACGCCCGGCATTTTCTTGTCAAATCGGAGAGGATGAGAACGGAGCAGATATTTATTATGTGTTCACCGATAATGAGTGGTTTGATATTCGTAACGACAAGATTTATGCAAGCGGAATAAACGGCAACAGAGCAATTCCGGTGATTGAATATCCAAACAATGCAAGGCGGTTATCTGACATTGAAATGACTATTGCAATCACAGACGCTATTAACGTGCTTACATCAGACAGAATTAATGGTGTCGAGCAGTTTGTGTCTGCATGGGTGAAGTTTGTTAATTGTGAGATTGACATAGATACATTCAGAAAAATGCGACAAGAGGGAGCATTAGTCGTTAAATCTAACAATGGCTCGGACAACAAGGCTGATGTTGATGTAATGACGAGCGAGCTTAATCAGACAGAGGGGCAAGTAGTTTTTACTGACCTTTTTGAAAGATTTTTAAGCATTCAAGGTCTCGCAAATCGTCAGGGCAACACAGGCGGTGACACCGGTTCTGCCGTAGAATTGAGAAACGGACATTATGATGCCGGACTTAGGACGGCTATTAATGAACCTATCCTTAAGAAATCAGAGAGAATGGCACTTAGGCTTATTCTTAACAGGCTGAGAATTAATAAGGGCTTTACGCTTATGCCTAGTGATGTTGAGATACACATTAATCATAATAAGCTGGACAACATGCTTGTTAAGGCAGAAGTACTTGAGATATTACTTAGGTGCGGTATTAACTACAAGAGAGCCGTCAAGACGATTGACATGTTTAGTGACCCTGAACAAGTTACTCTTGAAAGTGCTAAGCGGATGGAAATGTTATTCCCGGAAGAACAGCCGATAACAGCTACACCTAACAACAATAATGATGATAAGAACAATGGAAAGACAGCCGATGAATAATTGGCTGTCAATTTATTTTGGAGCTTGATATGGCAGACGAAATCCACGCACTTAATAAAAATGAAATACAAGACATAGATTATGACACATATTTTGGTGAGATGGATTTGTCCGACAAGGAAAAGGAAGATAGAAAAAAACTTGCTGAAAAGTTTGAAAAAATCTTTGTTATGCTATTTGCTTTACTGCCCGGCAAGGAAGAAACAGAGATAACCACTATCACCAAAGAATTTATCATCAGATATGAGAGCATTGCCACGCAGTATTGTAAGACAAAGAAAACACCCTCATATATTACAGACTATGCTCGGTACATTGTGAATGAGGTAGTTGACGCTACCACACAAAATACTGAAGTAGAGTATTTTACTTCACAGAAGCGAGCAAAAAATGTAGCTGCGAATGAAGCTAATGCAGTCGGCAATTACAGATTGCAAACCGATATGGTGAAACAAGGTTACAAAACAAAAGAGTGGCGCTCAAAAGAAGATTCACATGTCAGACCTACACATGCAGATGTTGACAGAAAGAGAATTGATATTTTTGAGCCATTTGAAGTTGGGAACTCACTTATGATGTTTCCTAAAGACCATTCGCTAGGTGCAGAGGTAAAAGAGATTTCTAACTGCCGGTGCAGTGTTAAATATTACAAATAATGAGCAACTTGTAAGGAAACTTATAGGTTGCTTTTTATTATACAAAAATTTGCAGTTGTGCGTTAAACAACAGAAAAACTCGGCTGGTGCGACCAGCGATAACAAAAGCGTGAGTTACGGAGGTAATTGAAATGACAAGAAATGATGTTTTGAAGCTTTTCCCGGACGCAACGGATGAGCAGATAACAAATCTGCTTAACAAGAGCGGTGAGGAAATGGCAAGAGAGAAAGAGAAAGCCAATCAGTACAAGGCTAAAGCCGACAAAGCTGACGAACTACAGGCACAGCTTGACGATTTACAGGCTGGCAACATGTCAGAGCTTGAAAAGGCAAATAAAGCCTTAGAGACAGCCAATCAGCAGATTGCCAAGCTACAGAAAGATAAGGTTGTCAGAGATTTACGAGAGAGTGCAATGTCTGATTTTGGCATTACTGCTGAACAGGCAAAGACAGTAGTAAAAGAGGATGGCTCTTTTGACACGGCGGTTCTTGGAAAAATTATGTCCGACAAAGAAGCCAATGCGATAGCAGAGTATGAGAAAAACGCACTCAAAGGTACTCCTAATCCTAATAATGGCGGTAACAATAACAATGGTGATACAGGAAATAAGACAAATGCTGAAAAGATAGCAGAAAGCCTTATATCTGATGCACCTAAAAGCAACAACATTTTATCACATTACATTCAGTAATAACAGGAGGTAAAAAATGGCAAAGGAAATGAATATGCAGCATGAAAAGACTTCATACGCGGGAGACGTACAGATTCTCAAAAGAGAGCCTAATGAGGCAATTCCTTTAACACTTGATTTTTCTGCGGTCACAGATAAAGACACAAACGGAAAGAAAATTGTTAAAGCCGGTACACCAATTGGAAAGACAGGAGTTGTAGACAATACAGCAACTACAATCGGCATTTTGAGATTTGATGTAACAGAGGACAGGCCACAGGGAGTGATTCTCAAAAAAGCATACCTTAACACAGAGGTTGCTCAAAAGCATTCCGGTGTTACATATGACGAAACAGTTAAGACAGCTCTTCCAATGATTGTATTTGAATAATAACAGGAGGTAAACAGATGTTAATTAATGAAGTATTAGACAGTAAGTCTATTGCATTATCAGCAACAGAAAACGCTAGTAATCAGATACCTTATCTTGGTTTACAGTGGTTTCCGGAAAGAAAGAAACAGGGGCTTGATTTAAGCTGGATTAAGACACATAAAGGGCTTCCGGTATCACTTACACCATCCAACTTTGACACAATCCCAACAATTAGAGCTAGAGAGGGATTAAGCAAGGAAAAAACACAGATGGCATTTTTCCGCGAGGGAATGACAGTCGGTGAAGAGGAAATGCTTGAAATCGAGCGTATTCAATCAGAAGATGACCCTTACCTTGCAAGTGCTTTATCAAGCGTATATGACGATACTAACAACCTTGTAAGTGGCGCAGAGGTTGTACCTGAGCGTATGAGAATGTCACTTCTTGCCACAAGCGCGGGCCACCCAGTAATTGCCATTGTAAGTGATGGTGTTCAGTACGCTTATGATTACGATAAGGATGGCTCATATACAAAAGACCATTATGCAAAGTTAAAGGACACAAGCATGTGGAGTGATACAGCTAATTCAAAGCCACTTACAGACCTTAACAATGCAAGAAAGAAGTTACAGAAGCAAGGCAAGATTGCTAGATATGCGCTTATGAACAGCAATACATTTCAGTATTTGCTTGACAATGCACAGATAAGAAACTCAATCCTTGCACAGAATCTTACAGCAACTATTGATGTTGACGATGATACTGTTATTTCAATAGTGCAGAAAAGAACAAAGCTCACTATCGTACTTTACGATAAGATGTACATTGATGATGATGGCAAGGAGCAGTACTTCTACCCGGATAACAAGGTTACACTCCTTCCGGAAGGCAGTCTCGGTAGCACTTGGTTTGGTACTACACCGGAAGAAAGAACTGCAAGACAGGTAGCCGATGTAGATGTAACAGTATATGGTGTAGGTATCACAGTTGCTACAAAGACAGAGTACGGACCACCTATGAAGATGTCAACATTTGCTTCTGAGGTTGTTCTTCCATCATACGAGAATATGGATAGCACATTCGTATATGAGGTTCATAGCGAAGAGTAGGGGGTGCAACTATGAAATATCCATATATAGTGATTCATAATGGTAAATGGTATAACGCTGGCGAAGAGGTTCCGGAAAATAATAATTCCGGAGCTTCTTTTGATTATAGCAAGACAACCATTAATCGCATGTCTACATCTGATTTACAGGCTTTTGCCACAGAACAAGGCATAGACAATGCAGAAGAACTTACAGGAGCAGAGCTAAAGAAACTGTTAATTGAAAAGTTTGGATTATAAGGAGCTTGGCATGGAATACACCACATTAGAGCAAGTCAAAATCAGACTTAAACAATTTCATATTGATACAGTCACAAATGATGATGAAACAACATCTGATGTGGTAGTGTTCGACAACAAGGAAGATAACCCACTCATTGAACAGCTCATTAAGCAAGCCACGGAAGATGTAAAAGCAAAAAGGTGTTATCCGGACACTTTCACTGATGATGATATAACTGCCGATTTAAAACAGTTTGAGAATGTCGTTATCAATCTTGCTGTCTACGACCATTCACAAGCCGGTGAAAACTACATGAGCGCATTGAGTGAGGGTGGAGTGAGCCGTACATGGAAAGACAGAGATAAGCTGTTTGTCGGAGTATTTCCTTTTGTCAAAGTGCTATAAGCAAAAGAAGATTGTGCGTTACCATTTTACTGATGTCGGTAACATGGTAGCAGGCGGTACACATTAAGTGGTGGTGGGCGGTGTGCCAATTACCAAAGACGAAAGGCTGTAAGATGAATAATTTAATCTATCAGACATACATTATTGCCTTGCCAATTGTTCTGACAGCACTTTTGGGCTATATTGTTTGGCTTTTGCAAGAGCAGAAAAAGCAAAAAGCAATAGACACAAAAGAAAGAAATGAACGCATTGAAGAGGAAAAGAAGCTACGACAAGCAAACGGAAAAGGCACAATGTTACTTTTACGAGTACAGCTTATCGAATACCATGATAAGTACATGAAGCTTGGCGAAATTCCCTCATATGCGTATCAGAATTTTTGCGAGATGTATGACGCATACCACGCACTCGGTGGTAATGGCATGGTAACAAAAATGAAAAATGAGATTGAGGAAATCCATTTAGGCAAAGGAGGAAAAAACTGATGGACTTTACACAAGTACCTACAGTAGTTGCTATTATAGTAATTACTTATTTAATCGGATATGCTTCAAAGCAGATACCACAGGTTAAAGATAATATTATTCCTATTATCGTAGGTGTAGCCGGTGGAGTACTCGGTATTGTTGGAATGTTTGTAATTCCCGGTTATCCGGCAGACAACATTCTTGATGCAATAGCAGTTGGCATTGTGTCGGGCATGGCAAGTACCGGTGTTAATCAGATTTACAAGCAGATAAAGAAAAATGCTTGACATTAATAAACAGGCCATGAAATACGCGCTTCAAGGTCAAACGGTCACAGTCTATGAAAAAGACGAGGACGGAAATCTGAAGTTTTACGAGACGGAGGACGGAGAGAAAATATACTACACACACGAAGAAACAGGCTTTTCGGAGCCTGTTGATTTTCGGGCAAATATATCGTTTGACGGAGGAGAAGCACAGAACAAGGAATATGGCTTTAATGTGGCTGATTTTGACGCTGTTTTGCTGACAGATAAGGGAATGTACCCTTTTAAAAAGGGAGACGTTATTTGGCTCGATAGCGAGCCTACAAAGAACGAAAACGGATTAGTTGATTCAACTTCCGCAGATTTTACAATAGTGGGAGTCAAGCCCTCTCTCTACTCAGTTAAATACATGCTCAAAGCAGTTGTGAAAGAGGTGTAATTGTGAAGATTGACGTTTCTTTGACAGAAAAATCTATACAAGATGCGATAGACAAGCTTGAAAGATACAAAGACCGCTTACAAGACAAGTGCATAGCGTTTGTTGGAGAGCTTGCTAGTAACGGCATAACCGTAGCACAAGCAAATACAGGCAATTTCGGACACTATATTACATTTAGCTACGAAATTAAAGATACAACAGACGGATGTACGGCTATTGTGCTTGCCACTGAAACAGGGCGGATACAAAGCACATGGCAGACGGCAGACGGACTCAAAACAGTCGATGTATCGCCTTTGCTTATGGCTGAATACGGCTCAGGTTGGAAAGCTAAACCACATTTCAATGACACAAGAGGTGGTCAGGGAACTTTCCCAGGGCAGACACACGCATTTGACAGCGAGGGTTGGTATTGGAGAGACGAAAGCGGAGAATTACGCCATTCATACGGCATTACACCTACAATGCCGATGTATCACGCATTTGTAGAAATGGAAAATGACATTATAAGAACAGCACGGAAAATTTTTTAGTTGAGGTGATAAAGTGGCGAGTCAAAATCAATGGGTTTATGACCTTGAAAATCTCACATATGCGATTGTAAAAACCCGATGTGAGAAAAAATTGAAAACTAAATATCCCAAGCTAAAATTCACACAAGAGGAACAGTCGGACAGTGCAGCGGCTAGTTTCCCGACAGTGCTAGTTCAAGCACTCGAACCTATAGAACAGAATGAGGATTTAGAGTGCGAAAGAATAAATACAGTGTTATTTACAGCACAAGTAATTGTTACAACAAATAAAAGCCGTTCAGAAGCCTTGAATGTGGCGCAGACAGTGGCTAATGAATACAAAGCTATGTCATTTAAGCTGACAACAATCCCATTCGCTAGGAAAAACGGCAAAATATGGACAGCAACATTACGTGCTAGGCGGTCATTCGACTGGAATGATAGATTGTAAGAGCCTTTTGGCTCTTATTTTTTTATGAAAAATTAGGAGGTAATACAAATGGCAACAGGATTAAAAAGCAGAATTGCTTACAAGACACCAACCGCATCCGCCACAAGTGGCGATTACTGGGCTGGAACTTACAAGCTCTTAATAAGGGCAAAATCAATTCCCTCACCATTCGGTTCACAGAACATGGTAGATACTTCAACCCTTGAAGATTTAGTAGAGACACAGGAAATGGGTAGACGTTCAGCCGGTTCTATGGAAGTTGAGGGAGCTTTTGAGAAGAAGTACAAAAACGAGATGGTAACCAATGAGGGTAAGAAACTTGACTTTATCATTCTCTATGGTACAGACGGAAAAGGTTCAGAAGGTATCTGTGCTTTTATCGGTCAGGAGTCATTCGCCCCAGGTGAGGCTTCTGATGACCACTTAACAGGAACTGCGACTGTATCAGTTCAGACAGTGCCTAAGTGGATTGAGGATAACTACGATGTTGCGGTCACAGAGGATGACCAAGGCTATCCAACATCAATCACACTCACAAAAAAAGGGTGAGCCAATCGGAAAAAGCCGTAGCGGTTGGCTATGATGATAGCACGGCTGACAGCGAACTTGAAGATACAATATAGTAAGGTAATCGAGGCAGTTTTAATACTGCCTCTTTCCCTATATAAATTAGGGAGAAAGGGAAAGATAAAATGAAAATTAAATTAAACGGAAAAGAATACACAGTTAAATTCGGATATGCACCGGTAGTTAAGAATAAAATTATCCCAAGACTCGTAGGAATGGAGCAACAGGGTGAGGGACTTGAAGTCATTGACAACATGCTTGAATTTTTACCGGAGTTTTTACTCGTAGGCTTGCAAAAGTTTCATGCTGACGAATTTGGCTTTGATTTTGACAATAAAGAAGCAAAAGAGAAACAGCTTGTAAAGGTATACGATTTACTTGACGATTACCTTGACCCGGAGAATGAAGAGGGTGGAGATTTACAATCACTCTACAATGATTTGTCGGCTGAAATGGAGAAAAACAGTTTTTTATCCAAGATGCTGGCGAAAGAGGAACAGACAGCCAAGAAGAAACCAATCAAGAAGTAAAAGAGCTTACGTGGGAAGTATATTGCAACGAAATCCGCCCATATTGGCTTTTGGTAACTAAAGGCTATGGATTTAGCGTTGAGGACATAGATATGTCTTGTCCGGCTGATTTAGAGCCTTATTCAAAGGCTTATATGCTTGCACAAAAAGAAGCCGATTCCAACATGTGGGCTTGGTGGGGCACATACGGATTAAGCGCAACTCTTACAGCGATTGACAGAGCTTTGAATGGCAACAAAGCAAGAGCAAAATACATTGAAAAATCGTTAAATGAGCAATACTCAAAAGATAACGAGCCTAAATACAAGGAGTCTAATGAGGAAATTGCCGTTTATGAAATGAAGCAACGAATTAACGCATTAAGGCAGTCGGGACTACCTGAAAGTCCTGATTAATGAGGTGAAAATATGGCATATAAAGGAATTGACGTATCGTCATATCAAGGAAATATTGATTGGAGCAAGGTTAAGTGGGCCGGAGTGCAATTTGCAATCCTTAAAATAATCCGCAGAGACCTTAATCCGGATAAAACCTTTGAAGCGAATTGGAAAGGCTGTACTGATGTAGGAATGCCAATACAAGGTGTTTACAACTACTCATACGCTACAACAGTAGATAAGGCAAAGACGGATGCACAGAAAGTGATTGAGGTACTTGCCGGAAGAAAGACATTTGTATGGCTTGATGTAGAGGACAGATGCCAGCAAGGACTCGGACAGACGCTTATTGATATTATCAACACATATCAGAGTGTTATCAAGAGCGCCGGGCTTAACTTTGGTGTATACACAGGTCTTAGCTTTTACAATCAGTATATTGCACCATACGCAAATCAGATTAATTGTCCGTTTTGGATTGCACGCTATCCGTCAACTAAGGGAATGTCTATCGGTGATGAGCCTAATAGCGCAAAAAAGCCTGTTATTCAACATCCTTTGTATGGTTGGCAGTATTCAAGTGCATTTACTTGTAGCGGTCTGAATAACAGCACTGACGCTAACTTATTCTATATTGAGCTTGACAAGGGTGACGGAATAGAGAATAATCCGGCGCCAACAGCAACTCCGGCAAAGAATAACGCTTGGAAAGGCAATGAGGAATATTACCTCGATAATGATGATGTAAGAAAATGGCAGCACGCCATGAACATCGGATTTGACACAAATGAGCTTAAAGAGGATGGCAGATTTGGAGTTAATTCACAGAGATTTGCTAAAAATCACAATTTGTGGAGCGGTCAGAGACATAACTGCCCGACAGCCATTAAGTGGCTGAGAAAAACTCTGCATGACAAGTACCATTTTTACAAACTTGATACTGATTACGGCAAGTGGACGGATTATCTCACTAAATGTGTCATGGTATTTCAAAAGAATAGAGGTCTTAAGCAAGATGGATATGTTGGATTGATTACAACATACTATCTGCTCAAAGACTAAATACATGAGAGCTACTTTAGTGTAGCTCTCTTTTTTATTACATACAGGGAGGTGAGAAAATGGCAGAGAGCATTGAGCTTCAAATCAAGTCAAACGCACAACAAGTGGCTAAAGACATAGGCAACTTACAAAGTAAACTGCAAGGACTTGGAAGCACTCTCAATTCCCTCAATGGTGCAAGCATAAGCAATTTTGCGAGTGGAATGTCTCAACTTGCAACATCACTTAGAAGCGTGAGCAGTATTGACACTCGTACCTTTAGCAAGATTGCGACTAACATGGAAAAGCTCGGCAACCTTGATACTGCAAGACTTGTCAGCTCGGCAAGTGCCTTGAAGAACATGGCAACAGAATTGTCGGGCTTTGCGAATATCTCAAAGCAATCAGCAGAGATTACACAGCTAACAGCTTCAATCTCAAAGCTCGGTTCGAAATCAGCTAGTTATGCTGCAGACAACATCAGAAACCTTGGCGGTGCCTTAAAAGAGGTAATGACAACATTATCTAACGCACCGAGAGTTAGCAATAACATTATTCAAATGACTAATGCACTTGCTAATCTGTCACAGCAAGGCTCGAAAGTCGGTTCGGCTAGTAGGTCACTTGTAACAGGCTTTTCAAACACGAGCAAGTCAATTAAGAGTACAAGGAGTGGATTCAGGGGCTTAGCTTCAACTATCGGTAAGTTTTACGCAACTTATTGGTTGGTCATGCGAGCTGTCGGAAAAATAGGCGGTGCAGTTGATTTAGCAAGCCAATTAACAGAGGTTCAAAACGTAGTAGATACCACGTTTGGCGACATGGCAAGCAAGGTTGATGATTTTACAAAAACATCAATTCAAGACTTTGGAATGTCAGAGCTGACAGTTAAGCAAATATCAAGCCGTTTCCAAGCGTTAGGTACTTCTATAGGCATTTCATCAGAACAAGTGGCAAATGGTACGGCAGTGGCAAATAAAGCTCTTATGAGCCAAAATAACACGCTATACAAGACCACAGACAGTATGGCTGATATGTCGCTTAATCTTACAAGATTAGCCGGTGATATGGCTTCATTCTACGATGTAGACCAAGCCGATGTTGCAAAGAGCTTACAATCCATTTTTTCGGGAACAATCGCACCATTAAGGAGATACGGACTTGATTTAACGCAAGCCACACTTTCAGAGTGGGCTATGAAAAACGGACTTGACGCAAATATTAAATCCATGACGCAAGCTGAAAAGGTATTGCTAAGATACAACTATGTCATGGCAAATACGCAAGCTGCGCAAGGTGATTTCGCTAAGACCGCAAATACCTGGGCTAACAGTGTAAGAGTCCTTAAGCAAGAGTTTCAAGCATGGGGCAGTATCATAGGTAGCGTAATAATCAATGCTCTAAAGCCGTTTGTTCAAGCCTTAAGCAAAGTAATGCTCAAGGTTATCAGCTTCACAAGAACTGTAGCTGACGCACTCGGAGCAATCTTCGGTTGGACTATCGAGATAAGCGGTGGCGGTGCTACTGTTGATGGCATGGAGGACATAGCTGGCGGAGTTGGAGACATTGGTGATAGTGCCGATAAGTCGAATAAGAAAGCTCAAAAACTGAAAAAGACACTGCTTAGCATAGATGAGATACACGCACTTGACGATAACAGCGATAGTGGCAGTGGTGGCGGTTCGGGCAGTGGCGGTTCCGGTGGCGGTGGAGCTGGAGGTGGCGTTGATAGCTCACTGAAAAAGACCGATGGATTGATTGAAAAATACAAATCATCAATCAAAGATTTATACTCACTCGGAAAGTACATCGGTGACGCTCTTGCGAGTGCTATGGAGAGCATTGATTGGAAGAAGATATATCAGAAAGCTGACAATTTCGGAAAAGGACTTGCAGACTTCCTTAATGGCTTAATCAGCCCAAGACTCTTTTACGATTTGGGTGCAACAATAGCTGGTTCACTGAACACAGCTTTGCATTTTCTCAATTCATTCGGTACAACATTCGACTGGACTAATTTTGGCTTGTCGATTGCTAACAGCATTAATGGGTTTTTTAAGAATTTTGATTTTGCGTTACTAGCAAAAACTATTAATGCATGGGTGCAAGGAATATACACCATGCTAACCACGGCAATTAAAAATGTGTCGTGGAAAGACATACTCAAAGGAATTACGGACTTTTTAAGCAATTTGGACATTAAAACTGTTGAGATAATAGTTGGCACATTGCTGATAAAAAAGATAATTTCGTTAAAATTGGGTTCAGTGGCACTCGCTTTTATTGGAAAATCATTATCAAAAGCGATAGCACAGGCAATAGCTTCAAAAATTGGATTTGAGCTTGTAGAAGGAGCTGGCATTGGAACGGCAATAATGCAAGCGTTTAAAACCATTTTTGCTTCACTATCAACAAATCTTGGATTACTCATAGAGGGATTATTCAGTGGTTTAAGTTTAGGTGATGCAATAACGGCTGCATTCGGAACAGGGGCAGCAGACCTATTAGCAACAATCGGCTCTGCTTTTTCGGCAATAGCCGGAACAATTTTATCTATTGTAAATTTTGTCAAAATGCTAAAAGACGGATTTAGCTGGGTGAATGAGATTTTAATGGTGATAGGTGTTGCATTAGCTACAATCGGAGCAATATTAGCCGGTGTGGCAGCATTGCCAGCAGTAATTGTTGGAGCAATAGTGGCAGCAGTCGCAACGATTGTTGTTGTGGTAAAAGATAATTGGAACGCAATTTGTGAACTATTTTCAACAGTTGGCGAATGGTTCAATGGAAATGTCATTGAGCCTGTAGTTTCATTTTTTAAAGATATGTGGAAAACCATAAGTGGCTTTTTCGGTTCTTTATGGAAAGACATAGTAACTGTGTGGCAAGGAGCTTCGAAATGGTTCAGTTCTACAGTAATTGAACCGATAGTTAGTTTTTTTAAAGGCTTTGCTACACGAGCACAACAGATTTTTCAAGGTGTTTGGATAATAATTCAAGCAATTTGGATAGTAGCTTCAAGCTGGTTTAATAATAATGTAATTACTCCAATTTCAAATCTGTTTAACTTTTTAAAAACGCTTATACAGACAACGATACAGACAGCAAAAGATTTTGTCTTTTCAACGTGGCAAGGGGTGGCAAGTTGGTTTAGCGGTACAGTAATACAACCGATTTTAAACTTTTTTAATATGCTGAAAGCTGGTATAACATCGGCACTTAGCACAGCAAAGAACTTTGTTATATCTACTTGGCAAAGCGTGGCGGGTTGGTTTAATGGCAATGTTATTTCACCTATCACAAACTGCTTTAATATTATGAAAAACGGAATTACAAACGCGTTTAATTATGTGTGGAGTTCAATAAGAGGCGGTGTCACAGGGGCTATGAATTACGTTATTTCAAAAATAGAGAATGGGGTTAATTTTGTTGTCAGTGGAATTAACTCTTTATTAAGAGGATTTAACAAAGTTGTTTCTATGGCTGCTAAGGTGGCTGGTGCAAATTGGAACGGAGTATCTTTAGTTCCGAAAGTACATATTCCAAGGCTTGCCAGTGGTGGAATTTTCCCAAGGGGAGAGGACGGCATGGCTTTCATCAATCACAATGAGTTAGTCGGTAAATTCTCAAACGGCAAAAACGTGGTAGCAAATAACCAACAAATCACCGAGGGAATTAAACAGGCTGTCATGGAGGGCATGGCACAAGTAATGATGAACTATAATGCCGGTGGAAATTCTGCACCTATCATTGAAAACGTGTTTAAGTGTGACAGCGAAACACTCTATCGCATGACACAGGTAGGTAAGGCAAAGCATGGACAACGATATATTGTAGCAAATGAATTTGGCTAAGACACTCACCCTTGCGTGGGTGTCTTTTTACGAGGTAACAATATGGCAATGATGTTAGTAGACGGAGTGGAATTACCTACTCCGTCAAGCTTTGAATGGGGCTTGATTGATGTGTCTGCAAGCGATAGTGGACGTACACAAGACGGCAAAATGCACAAGAATAGAATAGCACAGAAACGACAAATTAAATTGTCGTGGAGTGGTACTGACAAGGCTAGGACAGCAAAGATACTTCAAATGGTGAACCCCGAATATATCAGAGTGACATATCCTGACGCTATGAGTGGCACTGACGAAACACGTACATTCTATGTAGGTGACAGAAGTGCACCTATCAAGATATGGACTGTTGGCAATAAGAGGTATGAGGTATTAAGCTTTCCTCTCATAGAAGAATAGGCGGTGATTAAATGCTAAACGTATCAGCTAAATGGCAAAGGGCAGTAATGCTTGACAATGATATAAATGTAAATTGTTTTGCTGACATAGTTACGGCAAGTGGTGAAAAAATCCCTATTAGTGATAGCGAGCTGTGGGCAAATGGCTTCGAGGTTAATGACTCAACATCGAGCAATGGCACTTTCACAATCGGGGCTTTGATTGCCGGAAAACTGAAAATTAAGCTGAATAACATTTACGAAGATTATAACAAGTATGATTTTGATAAGGCAAGCGTAACGACATATGTTTCAAAAAGCTTTTCTGACGGCACAACCGAAAAACTAAAAATCGGTGAGTATAGAGTCAGCGAGACAAGCTATGACGGCTCACTCATAACGCTTACTTGCCTTGACAATATTAATAATTTCAATCGCGAGTATGACAGCAATTTAAGTTACCCTACGACAGCGTATGAGGCAGTCAGAGACGCCTGTATTAAGTGTGATGTACCTTTTACTATGGCGAGATTTGACAACTCTGATTACGTGGTTAACGAGATACCAAGTGACAATCAAAAGCTCACATATGGACAAGTAATAGCTTACATCTTACAGTTGAGCGGATTATGGGGCAAGTGCGGTCATGATGGCGAATTGCTTATCGGTTGGTATGATATGAGCCAGTTTGAGAGCCCAAATTACAATGGTGGAACTTTTGGCACAAAAACTACACCATACTCTGACGGAGATACACTGAATGGTGGAAATTTCACCGATTATTCAAGCGGAGATAGCGTTGATGGTGGAACATTTACAGAAGCGAGAAATTACCACAATGTTTACACACAAAAAGACTTGAATGTTGCGACTGATGATGTTGTGATTACAGGTGTTAAAGTTATTGTGACATCGAAAGAGGACAAGACAAAAGATGTTAATGCTCTTGCCGGAAAAGAGGGATATGTAATTTCAATCTCTGATAATCCGTTTATTTCGGCAGACAAGGCACAGACAGTTGCAAACTATATCTTCAAAAAAATCGGTGGCATGAGGTTCAGGCCTCTTGATGCTACACTCTTGTCAAACCCATTGATTGAGAGCGGAGATGTGGCACTTGTGACAGACCGCAAGCAAAATACCTATAGCTGTTTTATTTCCAACCGAACGTTTACAGTTGGAAGCGGTACAAAAATTTCATGTGACGCTGAAAATGCTTCAAGAAATAGTGCTGATAAATTCAGTAGTGAGACAAAGGCTGTCGTACAAGCTAGGAAAGTTGCACAGGCACAACTAAGTGTATATGATAAGCAAATGCAATTGCTGACACAGCTAATGTCTCAATCGCTCGGACTCTTTAAGACTGAACAGGTGCAAGAGGATGGCTCAATTATTTACATTATGCACAATAAAGCCGACCTTAATTCGAGTAACATACAGTGGAAAATGACGGCTAATGGCTTAGCGGTTTCAAATGATTACGGCAAGACATGGAAAGCTGGAATTGACAAAGATGGAAACGCTGTATTCAACATCATGTCGGCTGTCGGAATTAACTTTGACTGGGCGCATGGTGGAACACTTACTTTAGGCGGGGAAAACAATGTAAGTGGTGTGCAGTATGTTAAGGATGCAAAAGGTAAAACACTGGTCACCCTTGACAATAAAGGCTTGACACTTGATAGCAGTGTGAAAATTGCTTGGGATAATGTGGCTGACACTACTGCTAAAGTCACTCAGATAACCAAAGACACAGTGACTACAAGCTATGTAAATGCACTTGATGTTAAGGCCGGTTCAGTTGACGCTGAGGACATCACAGGAACAACAATTACCGGCAAGAATATTGTTGGCGGAACAATTGATATTGGAAATGGAGTGTTTACAGTTGATAGTGATGGAAAAGTAACCGCTTCAAATTTTAATATGTCCGGTGGGGGTATTGCACTGGACGGAAATTTAAGTAATTCAACGATTGATTTAACGGCCACTGACAATTCAGGAAACAATTATGAGCTTTGGATGAATGGTGCAGTCTTGCGAATTGTTAAAAATGATGAGAATTTGATTACACTTTATGGAGTCACAGGCTCTATAGGTGCACAGACAATGTATGCTCAAGAGATAGGCTCTGATAAATTTAGAGAAACCGATAGAGGATATGCAATGTGTGGCGATGCAACAGGTCATACATACCATTGCGGTTGGAATGGCAGTGCCTTAAGTTTCCAAGTTGATGCTACTTGGGTATGGAGTTCATCAGATAAACGCTTAAAAAAGAATATTAAAGCAATTAATCAAGATTATATTGATGCAGTAGGCTCGGTTGATTTATTCCAATACAATCTTAACAGACAAGGATATTCAGACAAGCCGCTATATTTTGGAGCAATGGCGCAGGATATAATCGAGAATCTTAAAGATAAAGGACATGTCGATGAAAACCTCAATATGATTTTCCAAAACAAAGCAGCATCGGATGATGATACACTGTACTATGGCATGAACTATGAGCAATTCCTAATCTTAAGACTTGCCGGAGACGAGCAGAAGATTGATAAGATGCAAAAACGCATAGATGAATTGGAAGATAAGTTTTCAAGATTGTGTCAGAAATTAGGCATTGACGAAAGTGAGGTATAGCTTATGGCAATTCAAATGAGACGAGGGGCATACTCGGAGTTTGACCCCTTAAAAATGAAAGCCGGAGAATGGGCGGTATCGACCGACTCCGATACGAAAAAACA